ACTGCTGGTGATTCCTGCATTATCTTTACCACTTATCACTCCCTGCATAAAGTACAGCAGGCAGATATTGAAGTCAATACCATTTATTTCGATGAGTCACACAATTCCGTCACCCGTAATTTCTTTCCTGCTACTGAGTTTTTCAGCAACGATGCTGATCGTTGCTATTTCTTTACTGCGACTCCGAAACACTCTGCTACGGTAATGAAACCTGGTATGAATGATCGGGAAGTTTATGGTGATGTGATTTGCCAAGTTCCTGCACCTGAACTAGTTTCTGGTGGTTTTATCATTCCTCCTAAGGTTATTGTCAATGAGTTGGACAATGCAGAACTCTATCCTGATGTTCCTGTTCGGGACTCTACTCATCTAATCAAAACTATTGATGATACTGGTGCAGATAAAGCACTGATCTGCTCTAAGTCCACAAAGAACATTGTCAACCTGATTGGTCAGTCTGACTTCTGCTTCCAACTGGAGATTCGCGGTTATTCTTACATGTATATCACTGCCAAGACTGGTGCAGTGATTGATGGTCGCAAGGTCAACCGAGAGGTGTTCTTTGAGACTTTGAGTGCCTGGGGTAAGGATGACTCGAAGAAGTTTGTTGTGCTCCATCACAGCATCCTCTCAGAGGGCATTAACGTCTCTGGTCTCAATGCTGTGATCTTCATGCGGTCTATGGACTACATTGGCATCAGTCAGACCATTGGACGTGTGATCCGACTGCACAAAGATGATGCTGCTGGTCTTCGCAATGGCACCATTGTTCCTGGTCAACTGGATCAATATACCAAGTCTTACGGACTTGTTTGCATCCCTGCTTTTAATAAAGTTGGCATCCAAACTGCTGAGAAAGTGCAGAAGGTTGTTGACATTGTATTTGAGCAAGGTGATGCTGCTGTTTCTGTAATTAAGAGGTAATCGTGAGCAAATATATATTTCATAAGACATCTATTCTAGATCCTCATTATGTTAGAGACTACGTTTCTGATGATGGCATGTATGCAATCATTCCTGTAATCGGTGATAAACAATGGGCAGTTATTGTTAATGGACAACAAACTGAAAAATACTATCGAAAGTTTGACACTGCAATGAAAGATGTGCTAAAATTACAAAATTCCAATAAAAAGAAAACCAAGAAGAAATAACTATGGCAGATTTCGTAATGTACGGAGAAGGACCTGGACCTGGTGAAGAATATCTTATACCTATGTTTTCTGCACCACTTTTACATTTAAAAGTTGATAATTGGAAAGAAAAAAAGAAAGCATTGCTGGACATTTATACAGAAAGATCTAAAAATAAAAAAGTTTTTAAGACTGCTGTAGAACGTGAAATTGGATATGATGTAGAAACTGATTATCATTATAATCATGATAATCATACTGATCCAGAAAGTTCTGGATATGATGGTAAAATTGAGGAAATTCTTGGTGATGAATTAGAAGGTGTGTGTGAAGCCTTTCAATGTGCGATAGCAGTTAATACTTCTTGGTTTGAAAAGGCAAGAAAGGGTGCTAAACATGAAGTTCATAATCATGGAGTAGAGGGTTTAAGTGCGGTTTGCTTTGTTGATTTTAATCCAAAATATCATGTCCCAACAATTTTCTGCAATCCATTGCTTGCAGATGCAATGACTACTAATTTTATTCCACCAAACATTGATGAAGGATCATTACTAGTATTTCCATCATACATTTTGCATTTTACCCAGTCAAATCTTAGTGATGTTGATCGTCTAATTTTGTCATTCAACATGCAAGTTGATCATGGTTGTTTCTCATTTGAAGATGAAAATGATGAGCAATGTGAATATCAGGGTGCCCTTTAGATATGGCAAAAAAAGTACTTGTAGTAAAAAATTTTGTATCAAATGATATTCTAAATGATCTAAATCAATGGACTCTTTCCAATAGGCATCAAGAAATTTTTAATGATGCTGGAATGGATAAATATGCTCCAGAGACTAGATTTACAACAAGGTGCGGAAACGAATCTAATGCTCCTTTAATAGAATATCCAAAGTCTGCTTTTCTATTAAAAAAAAGTATTATTGATTATTTTCATCTAGAAAATTACAAATCACCACCATCATATAGTCAGGGGATTGTCACTGGAATAGGATATGAAGGTGGTGGAATCCATAATCATATTGATCCAGTGTATTATCCTGGAACTAAAACTGTTCACTTCAATGTCATCACTCAAAAAGCTGAAAGTGGTGGACATACTATCATTGATCGTGTAAAATATGACTATGTTCAATCTACAGATCTTCTAATCTATCAAGTATCGGAAGTATATCATAAAGTTACAAGAACAAAGGGAAAAACACCAAGGATATTATGGGTATTTGGATTTTGTTTAGATGATAAAAAAATAAGAGAGATTTTTGTATGAAAAACCTAGAAAATGATATTAGTTTATTTGAAACTAATGATCTTTCAAACATGAATATCATTGAATTTACTGATGGAGATAAAGTTTCAAATCTCTATTGGATGGATAATTTTTATAAACGACCGAATGATGTTTATGAATATCTTTTATCCAAAGAACCTCCTCTATGGAAATTTAGTGGTGAATGGGACTCTAAAAATACAAGAAATACAAAAGATTTTGAAGATCGAAGGCATATGATGCCACACCCCAGTATGCGGAGTGTGATGAAATCTCTCTCTCATTTGTGTGGTCAAAATCCAACAGATTGTAATATAGTTACAAATTTTACTAGATTTTCAAGGATAGATAATAATCCATATGAAGATCATTATTGGTGGCCTCATCATGACTCTGGGTATAATGGGATTTGTTATCTAACCGATAATGAAGAAATTGGAACAAATATATACAAACCCAAAGTTTTAGATAGACCAGATATTTTGCCATTGGATGAAAATGGTGGTGACAGAGATGAACATGCTATTCCTTGGACACCTAAAAACTTATGGGAAATTGTTCTTAGTTTTAGATCAAAATTCAATAGATTTGTAATGTTTGAAGGATCATACTATTATCATAGTATGGATCTGAATGGTAAAAACTACTTTGCACCTCATTGGAAAGGAGCACAATATAGAATTAATCAAGTATTTTTCTTTGTAAATCCAAATAATCCAAATGGTGAAGAAGGATAGTTATGATAAGACATAAATTTGGAGAATCTTACAATCGTTCTCAAACAGAAATAAATGTAATTCATGTAAATAGAGAAAACATTTTTACAACTCCGTTCTATGATATTGAATTAGATCTTGATAATGATAAAATTATTCATGAATGTCTTGAATTGGAAAGAAATGACCCTAAAGGAGTTCAAAAATCAAATTTCAATGGAGGGTGGCAGAGTGATGCATTTGATCTATCACAAATTGAACGTGGTATAACTCCAGAAATTCAAAAGTTGGCATCTCTCACTATTGAATTATCTAACTTAATGTTAAAAGAATATAGGTCTGGATATAGAATTGAATATGGTGACATTGGATGGTGGATCAACATCAATCGAGATGTAGCATATAATGTGTATCATAGTCATCCAGGATGTTCACTTATTGGATTATATTATCCAAAAGTTCCTGATTTATCACCCCAAGAGGGTATTTTCACTATGCTGCGATCGGATCCATTGATTCATAATACTGCATTTGCAGATGCTCCAAATATGTGTCAGATTGACATTAAACCACAAGAAAAGCATCTTTATATTATGCCATCAATTATTCCTCACTACGTCACTCCTCACCATGATAATGAAGAAAGAATATCGATTGCATTTAATATCGGTGGGATGCCGATAGATGATAATAACTATAGATAAATAAATAAAAAAATGATATCTCAGATGGTATAATATGTCTATTTTACAAACGAGTGGTATAGAATTTAGTGATGGTAGTGTCCTCAATTCCAAATATGGAATCATTCCTCAAAATAGTGTAGCAGTTTTTTATCAGGCATCTGCTCCAACTGGATGGTCACAAGTTACAACTCATAATAATAAAGCACTTAGAGTTGTAAGTGGAACTGGTGGTGGTTTTGGATCTGGAGGAACCTCTGGACCTGGTGGTCAACCATTTACTACAATTTTTCCTTCAACTGCACGTCCGATTAGTGGAACTGTAACGTGTGATGGTAGTGTTGGTGACACTACACTTACTATTCAACAAATACCATCACATACTCATAATGCTGGTGGTTCAGTTAATGTTTCTCCTCAATCTCCAGGTGCTCAGGGTCGAGCTGTAAATAGTAATGCTCCAGCGACATCACCAACTGGGGGAAGTCAATCGCATAATCACCCATTCGTCGCAACATCGGCACCTTATAGTGGAACCATGGATATGGCAGTTGCTTATATTGATGTTATTATTTGCAAATTCAATTGATCGGAGGGAGAAATAATATATGTCTATTTTACAGGTTGATGGTATCACATTTGGTAACGCAACACAATTAAATTCCCTCTACGGAATTATTCCCCAAAATAGCTACATGACGTTTTATCAAGCGTCAGCACCGACTGGTTGGACACAATATACGGGTGCGAATGATTTAGCACTCAGAGTTGTAGATGGCACTGGAGGTGGTGGTGGTGGATCTTATAATGTTTCTACTCTTCTTACAGACGCTGGAGTATCAGGAATTTCTACTTTTACTGTGTCTGGTAGTGTAGGTGACTTCACAATTGGTGACCCCCATATTCCAGCACATGATCATAATACTGGCTCACAAAATGATTATGGTACTGCTGGTGCATCATCACCTTTCAGACTAGATAGTAGACAACCTCGTGCATATAATGCTAGAAAATCTTATAGAGCAACCGTTCGTCAGAGATATCCAACAACCTATAGATTTGAGTTTGAAGTTAGACAACCGAGAACAGCAAATGCTCGACAAAGAAATCCATTTACGTTTAGATATAGAGCTGAAATTTCTTATAGACAAAGAAGAGATGCAAGACAACGAAGAGAATTCAGCACTAGATACAGAACTCCTTTCTCATATCC